TATATTCGTCTTGTAGATTAACTACATATGATTTATTGTATTCCAACTTTGGTAAGGTATCTTTAAAATAGCACCCCACTAAGGGGACGTCCATTTTTCTACTTAATTCTATCATTTGAGTATCTGTCAGCATTCTATATAATTAATAAAGAATTTAATTTTTATATATATACTTTATTAATTATCATTTTTATTTTTCCTAAATAGCGAATTTAATAAGCAGCATACAATCCACTCCCAGCCATACTTCCCCTCGCATATTGTTGAAACTGAACCGGTAGTTGGTTTGCCATAGCGAAATTTGCTGAGTATGGTTGAGATTGAAGTGCTGGGGGAAGTTGGCTTATAAAACGAGAATGTTCTACTCTTGTTGGGGCTGAACCACACATTCCAAAACCAACTAAAGAACGGCGTAATTTAGGATTAACAGAAAGTCCGCGTCCCATTCTTGAAGGTGCGGCAGCATAAAGCCCTTCACCTCCCATATCTTCCTCCATAGTAGGTAATCTTGGTTTTATACCCATACCAACTTTTTTTGCAACTCTCTTTACAGCCTTTCTTACAATAGGAGTTTGAGATGCAAGTACAACTGGTGTTAATTCTGGTGCTAAAGCAGTTATAGCCGATGAAATTAATGTTTTCTTAACTGGTTTTCCAAGTTGTTTGTCTAAAGACTTATCAACAGCGGATACGGCTTTCTTTGCCTTGGAATAAAGACCTTTACCTTCCATTTTAGCACCTTCACTTGCATTAACGGCAAGTTCTTCTGCAGTTAATCTGATTTCACTCCCTTTGTTTCTGCTAAATGAGCGAGTAATTTGAGAATAGTTGGCTGGATTAACTATCAAGCAAACACCCTCACCTTCAATCGCTGGTTTAATACGGACAGCAACACCTTTTTTCATTTTAGCCATTTGAGGCTTAGACATCTTAGCGTGGATTTTCTTGAATTCCATTATAATATAACTAAAGATAATAATTTGCTAAATATAGATTATTTCATTTTTAATAATTTATATTTATTTGGTTTTTAAGAGGGTCTATACTTTATTTTCTAATTTTATTTTATTTCGTTCTCTTTGTGCTTTTGCTCTTTCTCTTGCTTTTTCTTTTTGTTCTTCTGTTAAAGGTTGTCTTTCTTCTCTTCTTTTTTTTAAATATTCTTCTCGCTCTTCTTCTGTCATTTTTTCTTTTAATCTTTTTCTATATTCTGCTGTTTTGTTTTTTGCATAATTAGGGTCTTTTGTTTTTGTCATTTCGGTTTTTATTTGCTTACCATCTCGTCGTCTATATTCTTCTGCTTTATTTTTTTTATATTCTCTAATTTTATTTTCTCTTTCAATTAATTCATCTTCTGTTTTTAGTAACAAACTTGTTTCTTTATTGTTTGCATTTATTACTCTATCAACCCATCGTAGATTGTCAATAGAGTTATTTAATTTATCTCTATCTATGTGGTCTACTTCCGGTAAATTATCTGGATTTGGAATATATTGTAATGCTAAAAGACGATGAAATCTACAATTGTTATTTTTTTTAATACTATTTGTTAAATTAATTCTTAAATATCCATCTTCTAATTGTAATACCATTAATTTTTCATACCAGCAACTCCAAATTCCGTATTGATTTATTTTATATAATCCTTCATATCCTTTTAGGTCTTGATATTCATATTTGTCATTATGTTCTTTTAAAATTTGTTCTACGTTCATATTATAGTATTATATTATAATATGAAGTTCTCTTTAAATAGTTTCAATTTTATTTTAAAAGTGTAAGAAAATCTAATTTATTTCTTACACGCGAGAGCCAGTTAATACATCTACCGAAATACTTACACCATATTCCAAAAAGCAAATTAGGTCAATTGCCTTAGCAGAAAGATTTTGACCGATAATTTGCACCGCCTTGGGGACACTTTCCTCAATAGGTAACATACGAGAAATATCGCAATAATGGTAGCAATACTTCATCTCAAAATCTTGCTGAGAAATGAGACCAGAAGTGAGACCATCAGTCAAGTTACCATTAACGGCATTTTGTCCTACCAATTGGTTCATAAAATCTTCAAATGCTCGCGATTGAGTATTGTAAATCATATTCTGTCCGCTTACAACAACGTTATAGTTAGTCAAAAGACAAAGAGGAGAAGTAGGTCCGGTTCCAGCATCATCAAAAGGAGATTGATAAACTGGGATACCAAGAGGAAGACCAGTTCCAGCCACAGCCGATGAGTAAAAAGGAATGAGAAGAGACGATTTAAGACCAGCAATACCATTTGTCAAAAGTGAATTGATTGTTCCACCGGCTGGGATATTTGTAATTTGGTATTGATACACATCAGTATATGAAATTTGTTTAACTGGGTTAGATAAATAAGCCCTTTCAAAATCTGGCGAAAAACTGTATGCTGGGATATACAAAAATACATTTCTTGATAATGTACCAGTTCCAACACCACCAACAAGTGATGTAATAGCACTATCCAAACAAGTATTACCAACACTTACATTTGCTCTATAAGTAGTAGCACCTAAACAAACTCCACCATTATTCGCTACTCTTGAAGCAATCATAAGAGGATTGATACCACCGACCGAGTTAGAAACACTTGTTAAATCCATAACACCAGCAACTTGAGATATAGCAGTAGAGCAGTTATTCAAGTTAAGTGTGATTTTCAAAAAAGCACCTTTAAGTAAAGGCATAGATGCAAAGAATGAATGAAGATGTTTCAACATAATTTGGGCTTGAACCGAAATTTGAATAACACCAGCAACACCGGCATTAACACCATTTCTCTTTTGAGATACATATGATTTCCAAAGTTGAGCGGAAGAAGCAGCAGTCAATAAACCAGCATAAGTTCCATCACCGCTGACACCATCAACGTCGTAGTTAATATATGATTGACGACTTCTAAACCCTTTGTTACCATCTCTACTTCTAAAACTATTAAAAGCACCATCAACAGTAAATCCCTCATTAACTGGAACATAATTTGTATTATTACAAGTTCCGGCTCCAGATAGAGCAGCAACACTTTCAAAAGAAAATGAAAGTGCATCATCTGGGAAGAAACCGAGACTTGCAGAATTAACAATAACATCATTCCAAGAAAGAGAGGTCAATAACTTAAAAGAATTCCACATATTAATAAGAGGTGTCTGTTGAATAACGGTTACACCATTATACTCTGCCGTTATGCTGTGGACTATTGAACCAAACCAATTTTTAAGCCCAAAAGCATAATCAGCAGAAGTTCCAGCGGTGGCTGGGAGAAAAGCAACGTTACTCGCTGGAGTAGTTGATGCTAAAGTAAGTAGCATAGGAACGGCTAAATACGCCTCTCTATATGACATATACTTGTTTGAATTACTTAATTGGGACGTACTAATTACACTTTGATTAGAACCGTAATTACCATTCATATCATCTAAAATATTAATCCAATCTTTCTTAACAAAAATATTAGGAGAACCCTCAATTTCCGTAGATAAGTCGTAAATCAATTTATCGCACATTATATATATTCTAAAGATAAAAAAATTACCAATTTGAATTAATTAATTAAATTCAAATAGTGCAAAATTCCCTAAATATATTAAAAGTAGTTTTCTAAAAATAAAATAGAATTGAAAATGTAAATGTAAAATTTGTAAATTTAAATGTAGAATTGATAAATTTACAAATTATTTAGTTTAAAGCGAGAATTTAATGTTTTTCTTTTTTCGGTCTAAAGGTTTTTGAATATTTAGGTCACCTAATACTTTTCCAATCTTATTTGACAATCCCATACCACCCATCGCCTTACTTCTTGAAGATGGTCTCCAATTAGTTGTTTCAACAAAGTCATTAACAGAACTATAAGATGATTGACCCCCTAAACCTCCATCAAGTAAAACATTACCAATTCCTTTACCTCCCATTCGCCCTCTTGTATGTAAAGCACTTCTCTTCGCGACATTACTAAATGGTGTTCTTACAATTGTAGTCTTTTTCATTTATACAATATATAGATAAAAAAATATCATAGATTTCCTTTTAATTCAATCTTTCTTTTCAAATTCCTTAACCTCATCAAATTTGTATTAATCGTATTAATAAGTGTTAATTGTTTGGTAAGGTCAGTTTCCTTAGACATCTCATCTGCATTCAAGTTTTTTAATGATGTCATTAGATGTTGTTGGTGTTGGCTAAGGTTTTCAACTATCTTGTTTAAGTATTGTTCGGTTACTAAATCACTATTCATTTCTATATAATTAAGATATATATTTTATGTTTCTTTTTTCGCTAAATCTTTTTCTAATTTTTCTAATCTTTTTTTTTTGCGATACTCTTTTCTATATTCTTTACATTTTTCAGTTTTTTCATATTCTTTTCTTGTCTCTTTACATTTTTCGTTATGACTATATTCTTTTTGGTATTCTTTATATTTTTCAGTATTTTTATACTCTTTATATTTTTCAGTATTTTTATACTCTTTATGATAGTCCTTATTATATTCTTCTTTTGTTAAACCAGTTCCACAACTTCTCATATTTAAATTTGCTTGTAACTCAAGTCTCCAATATTCTTCTCTCATACGAGATTGTAATAATGTTGTTCCTTCTTCCATTTCTTCTAAAACAATCATTCTCCAATTTTCAAATCCACCATTTTCTCTTATGGTTTGACATATTTTAGAAGTATAATGTTTATGATTTGGATTATTAGAATAAGATTTATGTTGATATTTCCTATTTCTAATATTACTTGTTGAACCAACATAAACCTCTGTTACACTAACATCGTTACAAACTAATTTATAAATATAATATATCATAATTGTCTCTTATTGTATATTATTGTATATAATTGTCTTTAAATCATTTCAATTTTATATTTAAACATTTTCATTTTTATTCTTAATAGCAAGCGTTATGGTTATCGCTGGGTCAGCAATTCTAATAGGTTGTAAATTTGTTCCAAGAAATTCTAACCGAATTTGGTTGTATGTGCCGTCCAAAAGTCGGTTCCAAATAAAGTTAGTTGAGCGTTCATTAATGATTTCTCCAAAACCAACATTCGCAACAACCGAATAAATTAAAGATGATGGGTTTGCATAAGCATTATCAATATTACTCATAGAAAGAATTATGGAACTATTTGGTTGAATATTGGGAGCGGTTGTTGAAATATAAGAAATAGTTCCAGCCCCATTCTTGCTAATAAAGTTACTCCCAACTGGGGGAACATAAGCGTTATTATTATTCAAGTCTGTTGTAAATCCAGCAATAAATCCTAATAATTGATTGAAATTCGCTGGTAAAACAATTTGAGGATTTTGATTGGTAGCGGTAAAAAAAGCAGCATTACTGGTTGTCATACCAGCATATGCCGTTCCTACATTTCCAGTATAAATACCAGTTACAACATTAAAGGTAAATTGTGCTACTGTTGGAATTAGATATGTATTGATTTGAACTGCATAACGAGTTGGATTTAATAGTATTTCTGCAAAATAAACATTTTGACCGCTAAGTGTTAGGTAATGTCCGTTCGCAATAAAACTGAATTGAAGTAATTGATTGAGTTGTGAAACTTCATATAACCCATCTGGAATATTAATTGTGTAGGTTACTCCCCCCCAAATATATCTAAAAACGTTATTACCTAATTCTGCGGTAATATTGAACCAACTATAAAACATATTAATAGAATTGACAGCAACATAGTCGTCTTTAAAAAAAACACTATTGGGAAATCTATATACGAATTTGTTATTAAAACCATCTTGGATAAGATTACTCTGACTTATAACTAATGTTCTCATTATATTATTAAAAGAGATAATATTTTTTATATAATAATTTATTTTTTATATACACTAACTTTTTTTGCTAAATGTTTTGTTGTTGGTTCAACTTTCACTCCCAAATTAACTGGGACGTTAGAACCACCGAAAAAAAAAGGTGGCTGTTGAGATGCCGAAGCAGTCTGTTTTTGAAAACCATTAGGATATAAAACTTTGGGACTAAACATATTTATAATATAAGATGAGATAATAATTCTGCCTAAGTGTCTTTAAAAAGGAATATACTAACAAAGTGTTAGTTTGTTTAATAACCTAACTCAGCCAAAGTCATAAGTAGGTCGCGTGTCTGTCCGCTTGGAAGCAACTTGTTTCTTGATAGTTTCAATATTAATAACTTGAATTCTTTTACCATTTGGGGATTATCATTACCAGCAAGAATTTGTCCCTTTAATATCTCAAATCTATTTGTATCTTGGTCGTCTTTATTCAACTTTGGTGCTGGTAAGCGTAACCGACTATCAATATTAGAAAAATCACTTAGTCTATGTAGGTACGCTTTTTCATCATCATCTAATTCGCTATAATCCTCAAATGAATGCATAGAACCACCTATAATGTTTGTTAGTATCTTTTGAACTTTAGGAGAAATTCTTTGAGATGGGAATTGTGCTATAACAGAACCACTTGGTCGTTTAATGGCTAATACACCTTTATCCAATCGGTTTTTATTAATTACAAACCGACCAAAAGGAATAAACTTTTTATCTTGGGGAACAGCCTTTTCAAAATCAATTTGGTCTAATTTAATAATCTCGCCTCTTGTTTCTTTGCGTAATCCGCCATTTGCACCTTTTAGTTGAGTTCCAACTCCGCGACCTTTAATACCAAATCGTTTCATTCTAAATGGTTTCATACCATATCCTTCAGTTGTTGGTAATCCACTTATTAATTGTTGTCTTTCTTCTTCTGTTAAAATAGTAGTTGGTTTTTGTTTTCTACCATATTTTCTACTATATGCTGAAAACATTTCTTTAATATTACCCATTTTTTCACTTGAATATGGTTCGCTATATTCTAATGGTTCAAATTCAGTAGCAACCCCTTTTACAATTTTCATAGGTTTAACATATTGAGCCAATAAATCATTATTTTCAGCAACCCATTTACCAGCACCATTTAAAGTAAAAATACCAGCATATCCTCCTTCAACTCTTTCTTCTGGAATTCCAATAGCACTTAAATGTCCTTTCGCCTCATTTACCCATTTAACTGCATCTTCTCTTGTATATCCTTTTTTAAACATTTTAATTTTAGGTGTTCCTTTTGGTTGAGGTATAACACCTAAATCTGGATTAATATTTTCAACCTCTCCACTATAAATGGCTTCGGCAAAAGGTAATTCTTGTAGTTCTTCTACATTTTTTTCTGCTTGACGCAACATCTCTTTAATTAAATCAACTTGTTCTAATATTTCACTATCTACTGCAGTTAATTCTTGAAGGCGGTCTAATATTTCTGTTATTTCATTACTGGTTCTGCCTCCTTTTTGAATGATATATGACATTTCCTCATATAAATCATAAATCTCATCACTTGTTGGTAAGTTTTCAACCATATTATTAATATCAGTAGAAAGAGATGATATTGTATTTGCATTTTCAATTCGTCCATCTCTAATATCATTTTCTATTTTGGGGATTAAAGTAACAATTTCTCTAATTTCTTCAAGATTTTCAACAATATTATTAATACCTCCACCATATCCAGATAATGTTGCTAAAAGAGTTTGTAAATTGTCAATATCGTCCATACTAACAAGTGTATCTCTTAATGTCTCAAAAGATGCCCTCAACGCATCGCCAGCCTCTTGAGTAAGTCCAAGTTCTACTCCTAAATTACCCTCATACTTAGCCATATATCTCCTAAAAAAAGGCAAAAAGATAGCAGATGAAACTC